CGTCATGTTAAACTTGATAATCCTTTATCAATGAATCCCAAACTAACCGAAACTAATATTAAGGTTATCTTTTATGGTAAATCTAATCGGAAAGATTGGAAAGCATGGGTATATCGATTCATATCCCGACAAGATATGACACACACTGTTGTTTGGTTTACGCAATTAGATAGGGAATACGTGTACGTCATAAACACAAAGGGTGGGATGTATTTAGTAGAAAAATCTAAGTATGAGTGGATATTAAAGAGACAGGGTATGGTGATAGAAGAAACCGTAGTCGATCTTGGTTCAGCNCCCGTCAGTTTATATCAGCTCAGTTCTTTCCTAGATAGACCTGAGTTTCGTTTATCGAATACTTTCGAGAACTCTTTCTGGTGGTTAGTTGGTCGATTCATTTCAAAAACTTACACACCAATGTCGTGTTCTTTAGCTACAAGTTATTTATTAAGAATGTGTGGATTCAAGGTTGATCTTCATATAGCCCCGCATCTACTACACAAGGAGCTCCGAGATGGAGTTGATAATCATTTCTGGACCAGCAAGGGTTGGCAAGAGCACACTAGCTAATCTTTTGGCAAAGGAATCCTTTGAACTTGGCCTTGTTCCTAAGCTATTATCGTTTGCAGATCCCCTTAAGGAAGAAGCAGAAGAGAGAGGCTATTCTAAGGAGAAGGATACCGAAGAGTATCGAAAGTTTTGTCAAGAATTGGGGGCTAGTTATCGTGAAGTGAATCCAGATCACTGGGTAACTTTATTTGAAAGAAAACTTAACACAGTTCTTATAGAAGAACAGGTAGACTTACATAAGAATAATCCTTACTGGGAGAGGTGTGTAATAGTAGATGATTGTAGGTATCAAAACGAAGTCGGGCTCGGTTTGAAGTATAATGCCACTATGATTTTTCTATCCTCTGGTAACAGAGATTTACCAGAAGCAAATGCTTCTTGGAGAAAGCACCACTCTGAAACGTTAGCTAAAGAGGTTGAGAATGGGGATGAAGAGAAAATTCAATGGTATGATTTCCACCTATTAAATGATGGAGACATTGAAAATCTCTCGATTAAAACGAGGACTATGGCCCCTATCTGGTGTGGTCTACAAGCTAATTCTTTAGCCACTAACCTAGAAGACCTGAGTACTTCTGGTTCGTTAGAAGGTATGGATGAAATGCTCAGTGAGCTAATTGACATCTTAATGAAGGAGTTTGAGGATGGAGAAGATCCCCCCGTGCCCGACGATGGCAGCGATTGATGCTGACATTGTTGCTTACCGCGTAGCCTTTAGGGCTGAGTCTGATGACCCCGCATTTATTCCCCAGATGATTGAGGAATGCCTAGAGAACTGGTTGCCAGCTGAGACAGATGAGTTTANGATGTGTCTCAGTTGTAGCCGCAAAGATAACTACCGAAGAGAAGTCTGGCCTCGCTATAAGATGAGTCGGGAAGGTCAGCCTACCCCCGAATATCTCTCAGAAGTACGGGATTATATGTTTGATGTCTATAACTGTGAATTTATAGATAGGCTGGAGGCTGATGACATCCTTGGGATGCGAGCCTCGGGCTACGAGGCGGTTTCTGTGACGATTGACAAGGACTTGAGGTGTGTGCCGGGATGGCACTTCAATCCGGACAAGGAAGATGCTCCTGTACATATCACCGAAGAGGAAGCAGATGAATTCTTCTTGGTCCAGTGGATGGCAGGAGATAGTACTGATACAATCCCCGGTCTTTGGCGAATAGGGCACAAAAGAGCCCGATCTTTCCTTAAAAAGTGGGAAGGTGNGGACATAATTCAAAATATTATAGACATGTATTCAGATAAAAAGTATATTCCTAAGCATACGTGCGATCTTGAGGACCTAGACTTGGCTCTTGCCATGGCTAGGTGCGTTAGGATCCTACGAAACGGGGATTATGATATCATAACAAACGAAATTGACCTTTGGGTCCCTAAAGTTGGAGTATAAAGAACAAATGGATAACTTTCAACAATTTATAGCAAAGTCCAAGTATTGTCGTTGGAACGACGAGCTTGGCAGACGAGAAACTTGGGAAGAATGCGTAGATAGATATTATGATTATATTATTTCTCGCTTCCCCGTCTTTGCAGGGTTTCCTGACCTCGAAGATGCCCGTGAGGCCACTAAGAACCTTGAGGTTTTCCCCAGCATGAGGGCTTTGATGACTGCTGGGCCTGCGGCTGANGTAGATGACACTTGTATGTACAATTGTTCCTATGTAGCCGTGGATGATCCCAAGGTTTTCTCTGAGATCATGTACATTCTGTGCTGTGGTACAGGTGTAGGCTTCTCTTGTGAATCTAAGTACACCGAGCAATTGCCTTTGGTTCCTGAAGAAATTGAAAGAACCCACGATCTCGTGCTGGTTGTAGAGGATTCTCGCAAGGGCTGGGCTGAAGCCTACAGTAGTTTACTGAAGTATCTTTACCAAGGTATTCACCCTACTTGGGAGACCCACCTCATCCGACCTGCCGGTGCTAGGCTCAAGACCTTTGGAGGCAGAGCCTCTGGCCCCGAACCCTTAGAGAAATTGTTTAGGTATACGGTTAATAAATTCATGGGAGCACGAGGCAGACACCTCAAGCCTATTGAGGTCCATGATATTGTGTGTATGATTGGAGAGATTGTGATTGCCGGAGCTGTCCGTAGGTCTGCGTTGATCTCTTTATCTGATCTTTATGACAGAGACATGGCTACTGCTAAGTCTGGTCCTTGGTGGGAGACATCAGGACACAGGAGACTGAGTAATAACTCAGCAGTGTACACAACTAAGCCGGGTATGTCCGAATTTCTAGACGAATGGGTTGCTATGTATAACTCTCGCTCTGGTGAACGGGGTATCTGCAACCGAGAAGCATTGGCTATGCTTGCTGAAAAAGCAAACAGAGAACCGTGTGAAGATTGGGGAACCAACCCATGCAGCGAAATCATTCTTCGACCAAGACAATTCTGTAACTTAACAGAAGTAGTTATTAGAGAAGATGATGATTACGAAAGCCTAAAGAAGAAGGTAAGGCTGGCTACCATACTAGGTACAATCCAGTCTGCCTGCACAAAGTTCCCGTATCTAGGAGAGGAGTGGAAAACAAACTGTGAAGAAGAAAGATTACTTGGTGTCTCTTTTACAGGGATATATGACAGCAAGCTCATGTCTGGTCAACTTGGTATGCCCAAGCTTCGTTGGACTCTTAAGAAGCTTAAAGAATATACGCAAGACGTAAACCTCCATTTCTCTGACCTACTGAACATAAACCCGAGTGCTTCTATCACATGTTGTAAACCAAGCGGAACAACAAGTTGTATTGCAGGGACAAGCTCTGGTATGCATCCGCGATATGCCAACCAATACTTGCGACGAGTTCGTATTGATATCAAGGATCCTATCTGTCAGTTCATGGTAGACAGCGGCGTACCTTATGAACCCTGTGCCTCACAACCAGATAAAACCATGGTCTTTAGTTTCCCGCTACAGGCTCCAAAGGGATGTATAACTCAGGATGAATTAGATCCTGTAACACACCTTGATTTGTGGTTGGAGTATCAAAAGACTTGGTGTGATCATAAGCCCAGTATTACTATATCTTATTCTGATGTAAACTTCTTGGAGGTAGGTAGCTGGGTGTGGAATAATTGGAAGTATGTGAGTGGAGTGTCTTTCTTGCCAAAGGATGATAACGTCTATGATCAGGCTCCCTTTGAGTCTATTACAGAAACTGAATACAATATCTTGACAAATAAGATGCCACAGGATATAATATGGTCGCAGCTTTCTTCTTATGAAAAAGAAGACTCGACTACAAACTCTCAAGAACTAGCGTGTCACGGGGGTGCTTGCGAAGTTGTTGATTTAACGGAGGTTTAAAATGGGTATACACGATTTACAAACAATTCAACGAAAGATTTCAATGAATGCTTCTGTTACCCCTGCTGAAATGTTATTATTAATGCGGGACGTAGTACTAAAGTTGAAGCTTATAGAGGAGAAGTTAAGTGGACTGGAAAAGGCTACCAACACTGGACAACCTACTGGTACAGTACCTAAGAGAAAAGTATCCTCCAGTAAAGTACCACGAAACGATGACGAATGATGAGATGGTTCGACTTCTGGCTATTCAACATGGCAAAGAAGAACTTATTCAACACATCGAAAAAGTAATTTCTAATCAGAAAAAGGGAGGATAGCTATGGGTTTCTTTGGTGATCT